TCCCTCTGTGCGTCCTCTTGTGTATCGAATACCTTTACAGGACTATCCTCTGTCCACATAGCACCACAGCCTTGTTTGACGTAGGTCAAGCCTTCCTCTTCAAAAGGCTCAAACACTACTGCATATTGTATAAGTTTATTAGTCATGTATCACCACCTCTGTTTCATTTGTTAATCCGACAGGAAAACCTCTGTCAAAATAAAAGTTCATTATGTTTAGGACTTCATCCCTTACGTCATCATCCTTGAATGCATCTCTCAGGGGTAACTCCTGTATTCTATTTGAGTGCCTGATTGTATCATGCAATCTGCCATACAACGACACCCAAACATCTTTTGGTAATGTTATTCGTTTCATGAATATACTCCTTCTAATATGTGCGAGATCACTGCACGAGTGAAGCCATTGCCGATCATCTTGTAGCGTTGGCTGTTTGATATGGGTCTTACCTCTCCAAGGTAGCCATGCTTGTGGTCAAACTCACCATACTGTGTCCACAGATCTGGTAGTGTCTGTAAGCGTTCACACTCTAAAGGTGTCAATGCTCTCCAATGTAGCTCGTCTGTCTCTACCTTGGGCATTCGCCATCCACCTTGCATAGTAGTAAGGGTAGGACTTTTGCCATGCCTAGAGTAGACACGCTTGATGATGTCATAACCTTTAAGGTCAGCTTCACCGACTTGCTTACACTTGTCCCAATGAGGATGACCTTTGTCATTGAAGACAACTTGCCTACGTGACTTCTCAAAGTACATCTTCATGCTACCACCTTTGAAGTAGTTAGCATCTACACAATAGGACTTGTCCCTGTCGGTCATACTGTCATCTTCTAGTATGTCCTGTAGGACGATGCCCTGATCAGCCAACTCGTTGTGTGGTATGTTGGTTATGTAGACACGCTTTCTTGACTGAGCAGACACTTTGGCACTGTCATGTGTATACATCTCTGCCTGACGAATCTTGCTAACATTCTTGAGCCATTCGTGTTTGGCTTTGGACTCCACATTCTCAAGCAAAAAGTAGTCAGGGTTCAAGCCTTGCAATGCGTCATACATAACCTGAGACAAGTCACGGCTGTCTGCCGTACCTTTCTGCTTACCTGCCACACTGTAAGGCTGACAAGGGAAACCTGCGATCAGAAGAAAGACATCTCTGCCCTTCAGTATGTCCCAACCATTAGCATCGCCATGATGTATGGCATGAGGTATCTGGTATCTGGACACAGCACTGGCATACTTGTCTGTCTCAAATGTGTGGTACTCGTACTCACCTGTAGGGGATACGTCAATCCCTGCATCTAGGCATGAGAGGTAGGCACTATCTGTACCACCACATAAGCTGACTACAATCTTTTTTCCCGATGTCGGGAGAATAGAAGTGTCGTTCCAATCGTGATCAAATGATGTCATCATAGTTCTCCTTGTTCATTTGTTTAAATGCTATCGCCCTTTTCTTGGCTCTGTTCTCTGCGTTCTTGTGACGCTTGTCGGCAATGACCTTAGACTTCAACACACCTGAAGCCATAGCTTCTGCATGTAATGTATTGCGTGGTCTTTTACGCATCACCTTTTTGTAGATTATCTTTGCCATCTTTATTATTCCTTTCGTAATAATCATCGGTTAGTTTTTGCATACTCTTGTCCACTTGCTCCTTGAGCTTCGGGTCTGTCGTACCCAACAGCAAGGCTGTCAGTAGGAAGTGCATATTCTTTTCGTTAATATCCATGTGCTGTCTCCTCTAGTGATATGTTTGTACTACACCATGTGGCTCGTAGACATAGCCTACGTCTGGCTCATCTTCAAGCTCATACTCTTTGATAAAGTCAAACTCCACTATCGCTTCGGGATAGCACATCTGTGTTACATTAAGTGCGTATTCAATCGCAGATGCTGTGCCTTTTGCAAGTGGGTGAGAGCCACCGACCCTCACCACACCTTGCTGACCATCTACGGATACAAAGATCTCGTAGTGCATCATAGTTAGGCTACCTTCTTCTGTATCAAGAAGGACTTGATTGGCACATAGCTTGCCACTCTTCGCTTGCCTTTCCTGTCATAGGCATGGAAGGAAGAGTAGGACTTGCCAAAGTTCAGTCGAACCAAAGGCTCACCTGACTTGCCACCCTTACCCTTACGGATAAACCACCCTGTCTCTTGGACATTGTCGTTCCTGTAGATGACAGGCTTGTAGCCTTGTAGCTTTAGCTTGATAGCTGTAGCGATTATTTTTAAGGCAGTAAAACCACCAGATATTTTTGTGCCTTTTGGCAAGTTGTCAAAGTTAAATGTTAGCATGTGAATGCTCCTTTCTGTGTTAGCGAATCCCCGATGTCGGGAACTCTGGGTTAGTGTATTACAGTTATATAATACTTTCATAAGTATTTCAAGTATTATATTAACTGTATACTTTAACTGAAGGCTTTCCTTCAGCCGTAGTTGTCAGCCAGATCTGTCCGACCTGTCCGACAGGTTCACCTGTATCCTTGTAGACAAAGGTGTCGTTCTTGTAAGGGTTGTAAGTCACCTCACGTCCCTCTTCATGGTAGTGCTTGGGACTGATCCATGTAGACGGATACCACCCCTCTGCAAAGGCATGGACATTCTTCAAGCCCTCTTTGATGACACGCATTCTGCCACCCTGCCTTACGTTGAACTTGGGTTCGATCATCATACCACGCTTATCATAAGTAGGCTCTATGTATACACCCTCTAGGAATGCTTCAGGCTGTCGAGCTACGACCAAGCCTGTCTTCTTGTCTTGTATAGACCACTGCCCCTTATGTAAGTTCCAATATATTCTGACGTTCTTATCCATTATGCTACCTTTCTGTAGTTGTTTTTGCCATTGCCATGAACAGGAATAAAGACAGACTTCGCCTGTATCTGATTGCCTGAACATAGCTTACACTTGTCGCAGGTTGTACGTTTACCTGCTTCGTCTGATGCAGGACAGAGTATCTCCTTGCCTTGCACCATATCATCGACAGAGTTGCCCACTCTGAAAGTCCTGTTGCCTAGTGACCATTGGTGCTTGGCTTGAGCCACGTTGTCCACAGAGATCATGCATAGGTCAGGTCTAACGTCTGCACCTTTGACACCGAACTGATGCCCATAGCCAGTATGACCTTTGGCTTTGGACAGCACGTCATCCCATAGCCAAGACGGAACAGCCATAGGGTCACCATACGAGCCAAGTCTGACTAGCTCACCACTGAACCATTCGGGTACTAACCTAGGTGGCACTTTGGTGTAGCTCCCTCGCTTGTAGGCAGAGTACACAGAGTTGAGCATGAGTAACATGACATAACACGTCCTGTCATCTGCACCACCCGACTTCTTGTCAGGGTTAGCCTTACCTCTGTGGATACAGCTACCACAGACAGAGTAGTCCTCTCCTGTACGGCTTGCTGTGATCGGGTCAATGTCCGACCTCATGATGAACGTCTGCACCATGCCACCTGTCTTACGATTGCCTGTGTCTCTGGTTGCGATCACAACTGTAGGCTTGCCATCAAGTAGGCTTGCACCTTCATAGACTACGACACCTTTGAACTTTTTGATACCCATTACGCTACTCCTTTCTGCTTGAGCTTTTGTCTACGTGTTACCCTACGTTCCATGAGAACTGGGTTGTTTCTGCGTCTATCTTTTTTCCCGACATCGGGACTTTTTCTAAACTTCTCAAAGTTTCCATTGCTTTGCATTTTCTTTTACTCCTCTTCTGGAAATGCTTGACCCCACTCTTCAGGCATGATGCCTGTCATGAGGAACTCACGTTCATCTGCTGACAGATAAGGCAAACAGTCTTGGATAAGACCCTGCCCTAGTCTCCAACGCTTGTAGTCTGCCACGTCAAGCAAGATGAACATGCTGTTCGTGTTGCCTGTGATCGGGGATACTCTGTCTACAATCTGCATAGTTTTCATAATTATTCTCCTTTTAATGGTGTGTGAATGTCATAAATTGCTGTTACTCTGTCGGAATACTCGTCATTTACTTTCTTGAACAAGTCTTTGTACTTGGCATAGTCAAGGTTCTGATATGGGTCTGTCCCATCGCCATTCTGCACCATGTAGTCAAGCTTGTTTGCTAATGCATCTGATAGTCTAATCAATTCTGCTAATGTAAAGTCCATGTTTTTTCCTTTCAGGGTTTCCCCGACATCGGGACTTTCCGACATCGGGGTGGTTGGGTTGGGTTACACTCTATCCCAAGCGTGATCAAAATAAAGTGCATAGTCAACAGCTTCATTCAGCGTGGCACATACTCTCATAGGAGCATCACAACCTTTGTCTGATCTTTTCTTCAGACAGATAAGCCAAGTGCCATCTTTTTCAGCCGTGATCGAAAATCTTTTGAGGACATTCTTGTAATTTACGTTCAAGTCGATGGAGTTCATGTTAGTTCCTTTCAGTTTTCCCCGACATCGGGGGTTTCAGTTAATCTATATATTATTTTAATACCCTTTCATAAGTATTCAAGGGTTTAAAATATATAGATAGCTTAGTCTCTGGCATTGTAAGCCACAAAGGCAAAGTTCCAACACCCTGCTAGTCCAAAGATACTAGCTATCACGAGACAGGCTATATCAAGATCATTGTAGCCAAAGTCAGCTATCTTGGTGCTTTCCATCATGCTGTAAAATGTGTGGGCTATTCCAAAGTACGCTACACCTAGAAGTAGCATTGATAAGTTTGCGATAAATTTTAACATTGTATTCCTTTCTGAAGTTGACCGATGCCGAGTTTCCCCGACATCGGGAGTTTTGCTGTGGCTTATCTTATGAAGCCATTTCTTTTTTGTCAAGATCCCAGATGATCTCTACCACTTTGTTCAGATCAAGACCTCTCTCGATCATAAGAGCTACAAAGTCCTCTTCAGTCTGAGGAACTGATACCACTTTCTCTTGTGGTTCAGCTTGGCTTTCAGCATTTTCCCCGACATCGGGAGTTTCTGCTTCAGCAGTTTCGGAGACTACTTTAGTCTCTGACTTGAAGGCTTTCAAAAGAGAGCCAACATTAGTCATTGGCTTTGACCTCTTATCTTTAGGTCTGGAGTTGAACCACTCTTCAAGAGAACCATCGACAACTAAGTCGTGGAAAGTCTTGGCTTCAGACAATCTTTGAGACTGAAAGTTTTCTCTCAAAGTCTTGAGGAGATCTTTTCTCTCAAGTTTTTCAGCTTGTCTCCAAACTTTACCGATTTGGAAAGCTTGACCATTTTGACCGAAGACCCATCTTCTTGTGGTCTTATCCCATACATGATCGGTATCACCGATGAAGAGCCGTCTTTGAGCCGACTTGATCTTCTTCTCAGTCTTGATGACAGTCTGAACATCAGAATCCAAAGTCTGGTTGTAGTTGATGAAGGGAACGATTGCTGTTGCTGTTTGAGTTGAATTTGCCATTTTACTTAACCTTTCTTTTTTTTTAAGAGTTTCACTATGGCTCAACTCTTAAAAAAAAAGTAAGGGTAAGTAGTACCCCATAGTGCTTCTCTCTCTAGGAGAGAAAGATTTTCACCTCTTTGAAGTCTTTTCTTTAGAGGTGGATTTGTCCCGACATCGGGGAGATTTTGAGGGGTATGGTTTGGTAGCTGAGAGGATAAGCATAGGCTCTTCATTTTGCTACCACTTTCCGAAAACCGAACCCCTTTCCCACCTTTCAAAATGGCAACTGATTGCATAACAGTTTCCCAGATCTGCTGAAACCCCTTATCTGATGGGGTCAAGGCGATCACATAGTTCATCAGAATGGACAGATCTATCCCACCATGTTACTACCTGCATCAACTCTACTAGACGATGATGTGGGCGTGGGACACCTAGGGGGTATGCGTATATATGCTTGTATAAATACACAGATCAGGAAAATTAAGTGTTAACCACAATAGAATATTGTACATAAAGAGTGTCAAATAATTGATATTGACCTACGCAGCAAGACATGATATAATTAAGTATAACCAAATTCCGGGGGCATAGTTAAACTACAATAGTTAAACTAAGATTAAGTTTACTTTAATTACATTATAACTAATATACAGTAGATGCTATATAGTAATAGTACCCCCTCCGTACATTTATTTAAATTATTAATTGACAATGGGCAAAAAATCCGTAAAACTATACACAGACAATGTTATTGAAGCATTCTATGATGCCGTAATTAATAACCGTCTTGATAAGTTACACATTCCCCACAGTGACGTGTTCTACGTCAGGGCTGCAGTTGAAGCCCACTATGGGCGATCTTTTACATTGGAGCATGTAGAGAGAGCCATGAGAGCCGAGGGATGGACTGACAGTATCAGTCACAATGAAGAAAGTACATAAAGGGAGTAAAAAATTATGTCTAAAGCAAGAATTGCAAAAATGTTAGCTGAAGCTATGAGAAACACAGCTAAAAAAACAACAACGACTAAAAAGAAAAGTCCAAAGAAAGAAGACGTAAATAGAATAGTAGGTGCAGGAGATAAAGCCGAACCCCAGAAAGGACACTTAAAAAAAGTTGACGGTAAAGTTGGCAAGGTCAAGGACGAGCAAAAGATCAAAGGTCTAGATAAACCTAATATGGGTAAGTTTGCTGTGCAACAAGCTCGTGGTGGTAAAAAGGCTGAAGGAAAGATGACTCCTATGCAAAAGCTTCAAAGAGAGTTTGAAGGTTTATCTAAAAAGGCTAAGATAGCTGAAATAGCTAAAGGCTCTAAAAGTAAATATTACTCCGTAATTAAAAAGATAAAAGGACTACAAAAAGGTGGTTCTGGAACTAGACCCGAAAAAGAGATTGATCCTAAGTCAATCAGAACAAAAGGTCAGTTTGAGAACTTATTAGCAAAAGGTAGACTAGAGGGTTTATCTAACGATAAGATCGTTGATATAGCTTTACGAGTAGGATACATAACTGCTGATGAGATGATGGGTAACGCTAAAGGTGGTGCTATGATGAAGAAAAAAGGAATGGCTCGTGGGGGCATGAAGAAAAAAGGTATGGCTAAAGGTGGCATGAAGAAGAAAGGCATGGCAATGGGGGGACTCAAGAAACCTGCCGCTAACCAAACTGGACTCAAGAAGTTACCTACCACTGTACGAAATAAAATGGGCTATGCTAAAAAGGGTGGCTCAATGAAGAAAAAGGGCTACGCTATGGGTGGCATGAAAAAGAAGGGCTATGCAGCAGGTGGTATGACAGTTACTTACAAAGTAGGTGGCATGGCTAAAGGAAAAATGTACGGAAGTGTTGACAACCGAAAGAAGAAGTAGTATAATTATGTCACTATGGCATATCTTCAAAGTAACATTCCGTATTTTAAAGCATGGGTAAGACGAGAGTATACCTGTAACTTTGCTCAGTATCATGGCGAGTTTTTACACTGCATGGTTATTGCAGTAACGTCAATGCCAAATAGATCTCTCAGCTTTCAAGTAATATTTACTGGCTGTGAGTCTGACGATACTGACGAGCCAAATGTACACGGTGGTGCAATGTGGGCAAGAATGCCCATCACAGCCCTAGTAGGAGACACTCCTGTAGAGCAGTGGGCTGAAGAGATGCCACCGTACATTGCTCAACCTTGGGATTGTATGTCCCATGACCACAGTGTATACGTATTAAATAGAGCTACACCTGCTCCTTGGATAGCAAAAGTTGATGGTGAGTTCTACCCTGCTAAGTATTATTTTACTGTAGACTATACAAACAGTGAGATAGCTGACGATCCTGCACAACATAAACAGTCACACGTACTAGAATTGATGGATGCAGGTAAATACACAGGAAACATAGTGGCATTACCTAATAATAGAGTCAGAGTGACCCACCCTGCATGGTTTGAAACAGGAGAAGGACCACCTGACTTTAGACCTTCCCAAAGAATTTTTCACTCAAAACAAGATACAGACTATGTATGGGATACCCAGAGGGTATTTAATAACTTATATGAGGATAATCATGGTAGCGAAAGCAAAAGCAACAATAAAAAAGGTAGCAGGAAAGCTAAAAAAAGCTAGTAAAGCTCACGCAGGACAAGCAAAAGCTCTATCTGCTATAAAATTAAACAAAGGTGGTAGTACAGTTAACAAAGCAGGTAACTATACCAAGCCCGGAATGCGAAAAAGAATGTTTCAATCCATAAAAGCAGGGTCAAAAGGTGGTAATCCGGGACAATGGTCTGCAAGAAAGGCACAATTACTAGCACAACGCTACAAAAAAGCAGGTGGGGGCTATAAGTAATGGCTGACCCTAAGGTTGGCACAGGCAAAAAGCCTAAAGGAAGTGGTAGAAGACTCTACACGGATGAAAATCCCAAAGATACCGTAAGTATAAAGTATGCGACAGTAAAAGATGCAAAAGAAACTATTGCGAAAGTTAAAAGAATTAACAAACCCTATGCGAGGAAGATCCAAATCCTCACCGTTCTTGAACAACGAGCTAGGTTTGCAGGAAAAGCTGAACAATCTAGGCTTGCCAAGAAAGCGAAAGAAACATTAAAGAGACAACGTGGTAGCAAAACTAGCAACAATAAGAGCAAAAGTAAAGCAAGGTAAGAAGTTAGGCTTTAGTGAAAGAGCTAGAGCCGTAAATAAGGGTATAATACCCAGTAAGGCAAGGAAAAATGGCACTCGCAAAAAGTCAACGTAGTTTAAAATCATGGACAAAGCAAAAATGGAGAACAAAAAGTGGTAAGCCCAGTAAACAAACTGGAGAACGCTATCTTCCAACAGCTGCAATCAAGGCTCTATCACCCCAAGAGTACGCAGCAACAACTAAAGCTAAAAGAAAAGGCACAGCATCAGGCAAACAATTCGTTAAACAACCTAAAAAAATCGCTAAGAAGACGAGAAGTTATCGAAAAGTTACATAATATAGGATATTTTGAGAATGATAGTTAAGGCATGGTTTATAGTAGCCATAATGTCAGGTGTATATACAGATGGAACAAAAGACATATTTATATTCCAACATCCAGTAGAGCATGGACACTTTCATAACGTGGCTACATGTCAAAAATTTATAGGAGATCATCCTTTTAAGATAGCTAAAGCACTAATTAATCAGTATGGTAGTAGACCACCAGAGCAGATTATGTGTGTACCTGAAGAAACAGTAAAATTATTTATGCAAGAGGGTGGTAAACGTGGAGAACCAACCTAGTGTTGTACGAACCTACCTGTGAAGTATGTGGCAGTCACATAGAGGATGATAGATGTGAGGTATGTGAGCATACTGGTGACAACGGTGACTGGGTAGAGGAAGTTATAAAGGAAAAAGATGACTCCAGAGACACTTGACAGATGGCGAATATTACCAAGACTTATGATGCTAGTGATGACAGGAGTTTACATTCGCTGTATAGAATGGGCTTTGAGTCAGCCAGAGTTGACTACACAACAAGCAGGACTAATATCCGTGATTACTGGGGCAATGACTGGGAGTTTTGCCATATGGATGGGAGCAGAAAAGTCCGAACCCAAAAGAATGGAGAGGGAAGAACGATGAGAAAGTATTTTAAAAGATTGTGGTGTGCATTGTTAAACAAAAAGTGCCACGATGATTGTGACTGCGTATAATGCTAGGTACAATACTAAGTTCTGTATCTAGTCTAGCATCTTCTTACATAGAGGGTAAGACAGCCATACAAAAGGCTGAAGCTACCATTCGTATGAAAGAAGCAACAGGTGAAATAGATTGGGACTTAGCTGCTATGAGGGCATCACAGTCCTCGTGGAAAGACGAATGGCTTACACTTTTGTTTAGCATGCACTTGCAGGTATGCCCCAGTGGTATCAGATAGCGTTAGGAGCTATCGTAAGTGCAAGCTTTGCCACACGATCTGCAGGTAAATTTTTTAACATGAGGAAAAAATGAGACTAGGTTGGCTAATAAATAGTATGATGGCTATCCTAGTCTTAATTACATTTATAGTAGTTATATTATAGGAAATAATAAATGGCATTTAAATTATCAAATAGAAGTTTAGGAAAATTAAAAGGTGTAAATCCTTTAATGATAGACACAGTAAAACGTGCCATTGAAGTGAGTTCCGTGGACTTTGGAGTGATTTATGGTGTACGTTCTGTTGAAGAGCAAAGGAAGCTCTATGATGCAGGACGATCACAGACGATGAAATCTAAACACCTTTTACAGCAAGACGGCACAGCACATGCTGTCGATTTAATGGCTTACGATGGTAGTGACCCAAGTTGGGATATCGTGATGTACGATGATATAGCAGACGCAATGAAAGAAGCAGCACTAGAAACTGGAGCTAAAATTTGTTGGGGAGCTGCATGGCATATAGATGATATAGCCAAATGGGATGG